GGTCGCTGTCCAGTTCGTGCTGTCCTGATCCCCGCACTCAAGGGCGATAAATATATCGTCTTTATTGATCGCATCGTCGATCATGCAGGAAAAGCTGACAGGTAAAGGCTCATAGATCTTATCATCCACACCCTCGATATAATGGGCGTCGGAACTCATCCTCTGCCTGTTCATCACAAGAACCTCTTCCGTCTTTGACCGTCCCAGAGGTCCGGAAAAATCCATGGCCGAAAAGGCAACCTCAAAGAACTGACCGTCCACCGGGGCCAGCACGTCCGCGTCGGGATCCGTGGTCCCGCTCGTGGTGGTCATGAGCTTGATGTAATACTTATCGCTTGCAAGTTCCGCGTCTCCCTGCTTGGCCCAATCGTCCGGTATGGCGAATGTTATATAGCCGTCCTGGGCAAAACAATCACCGCCCGATGCCGTGCCGTCCACAACCGTAAGGGTCGTCCATGATGATCCGTTATAATATGCGGCAATAAGCGCCCCGGTTGCTACGCCATAGTTCGCACCTGCATCCTTCAGATATTTGATCATTGCGAACCTGGCCGTGCTGCCTATATAGATCACGTCGTTATTGTCTGCTAAAAACGCGGACTCAAAACTGGCGTCATCCGCCTCCACGTTTGTCGTGATAGTGCTCCATGCGGCCCCGTCATACTTACGCACCTGTATGGTGATGGTATCCAGCGGGGCCTGGCCGTGTATCACGACCGCAGAGTCGTAGATCCTCAGCTTTCCGTCCTTGCCCGTGAATTTCATATGTCAAACCCCCAGTCTCGGGTTTTTCTTACTGAAAAAATTAGCGAAAAACTTCTTTTCGATATATCCCGGTATCTTTGCCTTGTTCTTTCTGAAAACAGGCGCAATAATGGGCCTTGCCGGAATGGTTCTGTGTGTAGTCGTCGCTTTAAGCGGGTTGCCGTGAGCCGCCATGTACCGTCTCATTCCGGGTGTAATACGGACCCGCTTTCCATATTCATGGATCTTCGCTAAGGCAGCCGGGGTCATTCCGAACTTCGATTTAAACCGCCGTTTAAACCCCTTGTAAGTGGTGGAAGACATTTTACTGGCCTTGCCCCAGAAAAAGCCCACCTGCATGGTAAGCCTGTTAGTCTTTGTGCTCCGGCTTACCGTGTACCTGACCAGGGATGCCAATGCCTGAAGCGGTTTATCTTCAGGATGCCATATTAGCGGAGGCCAGCCCTCACCGCCCTTTTCAATATAATCTATCATCTTGTTGCGGAGGTGACCGCCCATAGCCAAAAGGGCCTCTCTCATGGCCCAGTCCGCCCGTTTAGGCGAGGTCTTTATAAAATGCTGGAGCTGGCTGTCGTCAATCTCAATCGTAAGCATTCTTCCTTTCCCTTTCTTTTCCTGTGAGCTATGAGCTGTGAGCTATCAGCTTCTTAATCTCTCCTCACCAACCCGATGATCAGCGTGTCATCATCCTCGTAAATCACGCCCCGCTCCGCGTCATAATCCCATGTCTCGGAATTGAACGTGAATGTGTCGCCATATTTCGGGGTCGCTACGTCGCTCTTCTTTACCGATATCTCGCAGGTGGCCGTATCCCTGCCCCTGACATAAGGCTCCAGGAACGAACTGTCGCGATCTATTATGGCCGGGATTGTCGCCCCGGCCTGTCCGACCGCCGTATAGGTCACGTCTTCCGCAAACTCGTCCGTATTGAAAAACGCGGACATATCGCTTGTCATCTGGGTCTTCAGAGTCATGGCCTGTAAAACCTAACCTTCACGACAGTTACCGCCGAATTTACGTTGTTATTCGTGATATTGATGGTCAGCACGCCATTGACTTTCCGGTCACAGCGCACACCGTCATTTTTCGGCACCGCAGACTCGGATTCAGTTGCACTCCTGTTCGCTAATTGCCCGCCCATGATGTCGATACCGTCCGAATCTGTCAGCGTAATATCGTATAAGGCTGTAGGAGTAACCCCTGAAGCATCTGTCCCTCCAGGATTGACTATGACTTCATATACATAGCCGTCAATAGGCTCGGATGTTGCTTTGGTAAAAAAAGTCGCACCGGATGCATCGGCAGTACAGGTATATGTAAATTCATATTCTCCGCCCCCCTTCTTCATAAAGTCGGAGATGACTGTAGTACCTGCGGCAAACAAAACGGTCGGCACGGCGACAAAGCAGATCACAAGAAAAAGCAAGACAATTCTTTTCATGATACGCTCCTTGGAACAAAGACGGACCTATTCGCCCTAATCCCGCTTTAAGCCTGCCCGCCGTGTGGTTGGCGGGGCGGGACGGCGGCGGATCAACTCTTAAACCAGTGAAGGATCTTGAGAAATTTCGTGTAAACAGTATCTCCCGCATTGCCCGACGTGACCTGGAGCTTAAACGGACTTGTCCCGGAAAATAGTGACGTATCCGTAGCGTAATCCGTTTGAGTTTCCGATACTCCTGACTCACAGAATAGAGTTGCATAGAGTATCTGGGTAACACCGGATATGGATTCATCCGTCTGAAATACGGTTGCGGTAAACACAAAATCTCCCGCCGCAGTGGCAGGTGTCGTAATATCAATTATGGCCGCGTCATCGACATACAGGATGAAATGCTTTGCCGCGTTCGTCCCGGTCATGTTCCCAACACAAGTCCATTCCAGGGCCTTGCCCGCTACCCACCAACCGTCCGCAGGAGTCACCGTCGAAGAAGGAACGTCCGAGGTTCCGCTTACACAGGTATTGCTCGTCCCGTATTGTCCGATCACGATTGGAATCGCACCCGTATAATCGGGAAGCGTAATCGTGCGATCCGCAGTCGGATCATCCACCCCTAAAGATGTTTCATAATCATCAGAGGTCGTTCCCTCGAAAACAGCACTCCCGGTTATCACCGGCGATGCTAATGTCTTGTTTTCGAGTGTCTGGGTTGCGGCATTTGCCGTTGCCGTGTCATTGGCCGTCAAGGTCGGATGGGCCAGGTAATAATCGCTGATTGCGCCGGCGGAATATCCGTACCAGTATGGGGTTGAAACCCCATACGGTTTCCGGCTTACGGTTCCGGCCCATACAACAGCGGCAACACACAAGATTGCCAGAATACTTAAAAGAATTTTGGTCTTCTTTTTCATCATAAGACCTCCTTGTTTCTTTAGGTTATTTAGGTAGAAGGTAGAAGACTGTTAGTAAAAAAGATCTTTTGCTTTCAGCCTAAACACCTTCTACCTTCAGTCTTCAGTCTAAAAACCTTCAGCCTTATTCGTCGCCGGGTGCTGTGGTTCCGGAAAGAGACTGGACCACAAACACATAATCGGTTGCGCCGATTTCAACATCCCACGCAATGCGGGCCTGAAACGCAATCCGGCTGTTCAAGTACGCCTGGGTATCCATGCCCAGGGTCACATACTCAAAGCGCAGTTTCCATTTTCGCTTGAACTGCCTTTTGAACGCCCCTAAATACCAGGCCGAACTGGAAAGATCATCCATCTTCGGGCTTGATTTTATTCTTTCCGGAGGTATATGGAACTGACCCACCGGACCCCAGTTGGATTTTTCATTTTCAACGCCAGGAACATATTCGCTGTTCATCACCTTGAGAACCGAACCAAGTATGGCGTCCGGGCACAAAAGTAACACTTCTGACCAGGGCACATTAATACGTCTTCCTCTGGCATTTTTCATGGCCCTTAAAACCGTGCGTACCGCTTCCAGATCCGTCTCATCCACAAATGCATTATTACGGACCCGCGTACCGGATGGGGCACGGGTGCCGGGATTATTGGCATTGTGATTGTAAAGCTGGGTCCCAGTCCCATCCGGCCTGTAAACATAAGGCTCTGCCGGTGTGCCCTTTGAGCCTTGATCATCCGTAACCCTGTCAAGGGTCTGCTCTTCGATCCACTCATTTGCAATTTCGCCGAGGGCATTCACCCTGGTTACAATATCCGCCGCCTCATTCTCCTCTATGGCCTCGGCCCGGATAACCAGCCTCCGACCATTCCTTTTGTGGCGGATCTCCACCTTTTCCTCATCCGTTCCGATCTCGGGGAAATCGTCCTCCGGCTTGACTTCATCCACTTCCTTGTCCAGGGTATGGACGGCTGCAATTGTCGTGACTTTCTTGCTGTCCTCAATTTCGGTCACTAAATCCTGGCCTATAGTCGGCACGGCATTGTAGGCTTCGTTAATTGCCGCAATAGCCAGCGTGCCCGTCAGGATAGGAAAAGCGGATGCGTCAATAGCACGCTGAGCCCCTGCCATATCCATCATTGTCACCGGGACCTTGACATCCGCCAGGGACGCATAAAGCCCACGCCAGTCACGGATATCGGCCAACTTCAATTTCTCCTGGTCAACGCCCGCCTCGATTTTCTGAATAAACACCGCAGGCTCATTCTGTGCCAAAGCACGAAGATCGTAAAGACTCAGGCTTCCTCCCACCGGCACCAGGTTTGTCTTAATAAGCTTTTTCATGATTTAGTCCTCCTTTTTACCCGCCGTCATTGTGGCGGGTTTACTGGTTATTGGTTACGACGCAGAGCGTCGTAACCAGGGATTTATTAACCTTCAATATCGATTGCGCCTGTCTGGTCCGCAGCACTGGAGATGCTGGCAATAACTATCCAGTCGTGATCATCGGTTGCGATAACCTCAAGGGCATCCCCGATTGCATTAACCGTAACGTTTTTGTCATCCGTCTGCTTTGCGCCCTCCACATATGCGGCGCTGCCGGACCCGAATTCAAACCCGTTATTCTGCGCTACAGTTGCAAATGCCGTAAAACGGCATCCGGCATGGGCAGTACCTGCGGTCGGCAATACGTGAACCAATGCACCGCTGGCTCCGGTATTGATTATCACCAGGCCATCCATCTCCGGATAGAGTGTTAATGCCGATGCGGTTTCAACAACCTTTTTATGTCCCAGTCCCTCACCTGAAATAAGAAGCCCCCAGGCTGAAACATAGGGCATAAAACTCACAACCGCGTAAGATCTGTTTCGGATGGTGGTATCCTCTTCCTGCGGGTAATGGCCGTCATCCACGCACCGGGCAACCGGGCACTTTACCGCCGAATAGGTCAGCACCTGGGAATAGCTTGCCGTAAGGACAAACCTGTCTCCAAGCGCCAGAGACCTGGCCGCGTCCAGCTCAAACTCGAACTGGTCGTTCGGGTGAAGGGAATAGAACTCTATGTACCGTGATCCGTCAGCGGCTTTCTGCTCTTCCCTGGCAATCGCAAGGGCATAAATGAAATCCGCCTCAAGGGCCACCGGTTCCCAGTAACCGGCTGTCTTGTTAAAGCAACAGATTTCACCCCGTTTTATCGCCTGGGTGGATCCGGCCTGAACAATGCCCCTGAATACGTGGGGTTTTCCGTCAGAACTTAGACTTCTTACAAAAGGATCTTTGTTTTCTGCCATGATTTTTTCCTCCTTGTTTTGTCATTCCCGCGCAGGCGGGAATCTATTAATTAAAATGTTTTTCTTTTCCTGTCAGCTATGAGCTATGAGCTTCCTTTACCTACTGAAGCGGGAAAAGATTCGGGTTTGAAATGCCTCTGAAAAAGGCATCATCCTCAATCTGCTTGAAAGAGTTTACGGCTACGTTCCGGTTCCCGCTGGGTTTTTGCGCATCCAGCCCGGTCCCATCTTTGCCCGGACCGGCAGAATCGTCCGCATCAGAATCCCCGGCGTTCTGATCAATTATGTACCTGAGCATTTCACTCTCGGTTTTTCCCTCGATTGCCATATCCGAAACCTTGGACTTTACCTCCAGGGAAACAGCGCCGGCACGGCCCAGGAGATCCTGGAATGTCTCGGTGTCGACCCGCATCTTTGGTTTCGCCTCCTCCGCGATCAATGCCCGGACCTGCTCTGCGATCTGGCCGGCATCGGGTATGCTGAGTTTGGAAATGGCCTTCTCGATCATCTGCCTGATTTGCTCTTCGTTCATGGTTTCACCCTCCTGTTTTTGTGATCGTTCTATGTCAATACCGTCCAGGGACCTTGTAAGCTCCCTGCCGATTCCCACTGTTGCATCAGCCGGTATAGGCGTCAGGCTGATCTCGTATGGCATCCAGCGCAATGCTATTAACGCCGGGCCTTCGATGCCCTCATATTCCTCGCCCTCCAAAACCTCACGGGCCTTGATAATCATATATCCCACGCTGACCCCGCGAAGGCTTTTCGACAGGACTTTCTGCATGGCACGCTCGCCGTCCTCGTCATTGTCAAATCCAATATCGGCCTTACCCCTCTTATCTTCGACCCGCGCCTTTTTTATCGGTCCGACAATTATGTCCGGGTTATGGTTCATCAGCACGGTGCCCATGCTTTTCAGCCTTGAAAGATCTACGTTTTTTGAACCATGCAGGAGTATTTCCTTCCCATACCACCGGAGAACAGGCTCCTCGGAAGAAAAGGAAAGCTCCGCTGTTCTCTTTTCCTGGTCAACCAGCTTGCGGTCTAACTCGAATGCTCGGTAAAAAAGATTCTTATTCATGATCATCTCCTATTTAACTGCCTTTAAAATCCCCGAAACAACTTCTTCTATATCCCCCTCTTCCATGCCTTCAGGTTCCGCCCCGGAAGTTTTCCCGCCTTGATTTTTCGGGAATTGAATTCCGTACTTTTCTTCAAGTTCCTTCATGCGTTTGAGCGCCCTGGCCTGGAGTTCCAGCTTCTCCTCCCAGTCCTCGCCCTTACCTGCCCATACATCGGGCAGTGTCTCGATAGAATTCCTGAGATCAGATTCCTTGCCCTTGGCTTCCCTGGAAGGATCCACCCATTCGCGACGTACCATGGGGATCCAGCCATGCGACAGAAAATCGGACTTGCGCCGGTCAAAACCGAGGGCCTTGACAATTCCCCGAACCACAAAGTCGATCATCACGTTTTCATGAACAGGGTCGCAAAAATGCGTTATCAAATAATTCTGACGGATCCAGCAGGAGAGATAAAAAAACAAAAGGACAGTACGGGCATTCGAGTAATTCATGCCCTGCCAGTTCTGACTTAAAACTTCCGGCGGGATATCAAGGACGTTTGCAGGGCCGCGAAGTAGCTGGTTGGTCATTTCACCGAATGCATCATTCGGACGTTTCGGGCTGTGAATATCCGCCTTTTCACCAGGTCGGAAGTAATGCCACTGGCCCGGTGCAAATTCATGTATGCGGTCATATTTCTCATCATCGCTTGCTACTGTGGCATTGCCCTGCCAGCCTGTTGGGTTTTCTGTCGTAACCATGCCTGTCATACAGGCGTCTTCCAGGGCCGCATAGATCTCCGCTTCGCGGTAACGGTCCAGGTCCTGAAAATCCTTAAGGGCCGCTGCAAAAGCGGAAAACCCACGGGTCTGTTCGGGCCGGAGCGGGTTATATAGATGCATCACCTTGCGGGTCCCATTCGCGTTAAAAGCGGGAAGCTCCTCGAAATCAGCGGTCTTTGTATTCGTAACTGTGATTGTTTCACCGGGATGGCGTTTCAACAGGAAATAAGATTCAGGTGCCCCCTCATCGTCAAAGCGGATCCCGTTTCTCACTTTGGGATTGTTTATCTCGTCCATTGGTGTCTGGAGACGGTCGGCCTCAAATATTTCCAGGCAATAGGGAATCAACCGGATCTTCTTGTCGCTGTTGCGGCCAACCGCTATTACCTCGCCGTCTCTAATAAGGGCCGCTTCCACGGTCCGGCATTGCTCGGGGAATGTCTGGATCAGGCGGGAGTCCGAAGTTTTAGACCATTTCTTGAATGCCAGTTCGGACGTAAAATTGATTCTCTCTGCATCTTCCTCGGTTATTTTAGGAAAGAAATAATTGTTATCATCAGCCTTCACGGTTGATTGCAGCCGGAAACCCCTGCCCACAACATAGTTGACTATTCGCTGGATCGGACCGGCAACAAAGCCGTTGTTGTATTCAAGCTGTCGCACATGATTGCGAAGCCCCTCGATCCCGTCTCTTATTGCGGCATCGGGTGCTTTGCTGGTCGTCAAAAAATCATAACGGAGGCGGCTCGATGAAATGGCTTCAAAGCTACGCTTTTTAGGTTTGAACTCTTCGAGACGTGTAAGACGGCGCTGGACTATCTCGCGCTTTAATGCGAAGGTCGGGAAAAACTTTGCAAGTTGTTTATTGGTCCAGCTCAACGAAACCTCCTGTATCTGCCATAACTGATAGTAACCGATGGATCCCCGGCTGATTCAAGGGCCTCAAGTTCATAGGTCTTTTTCAAGAGATCGACCAGCTCGTCATATGTTCGATATTTAAGCCTGCGATTGCCGATTGCATATTCGCCTGTCATGGGCGACCCGGCAATAGAATCAGCCAGCTTGTCTTTAATAGCGGTACGAAGGGCAGTCCATGAAGTAAACGATGTCGCCATTATTTATCCGTCTCCTTGATCTCCCAGCGGTGGCCGCACTGGCGGCAACGCCTGAGTTCGTATCCTGGCCGGCGCATCATGCAGACGGTCGGGTGTGAGCCACATTTCGGACATGGCGGATTCTTGCGGTGACGCATCATGCGGTCATCCGGTTCTGCCATTGTCGTGTTAAGTTGTATGGCCCGCTTTTTGCGCTCTTCCTCCAAAACAAACTTTCGGTTGTTCCATTCAGCCTCTAATTCGCCATCCTCCATCATCCGGTAGTCCGGTTTTATCTTGGCGGGCTTGTCATCCTTCTGGTTCTCCCGCCCTTGGCGGGACTCCGCGTCGGAACCCTCTTTCGCATTTGTTTTGAGCGCTGTCTTTAATTTATCAATCAGCGTCTTTTTGTCCGCCGCTTGCCCGCCGTCTTTACCCGCCGTTTGTGTGGCGGGTTTCTGGCGGGTTCCTGTGGCGGGCTTTTCCGCAGAATCCTTTTTCTTTCTGGCCATAAATACCTCCTTGAGCCACGAAGGGGCGTTTAACCCTGGTTCCGTCGCTCTGCACTCTGGTTCCGTCGCTCTGCGGCGGAACCCAATAAAAAAACCGGCCAATGCGATGGGTGCGGCCACCGCACTGGCCGGTTCTTGTCCGCCAAAGCTTCACGCGACGGCGGATGTAGTTTGCGGCTCCTCCCCTGTCATTCCCGCGAAAGCTGGAATCCAGTTTCAGAACCGCTCAAAAGGAGATTTACCCGCCGTCTTTGTGGCGGGTTGGGATTACTGGGTATATTTTCAAACTAAGGTGAGGTAAGTCAAGCAGATATTTTCAACTATTTTTCAGATTTGACGGGATTTGATTGAATCAGACCATTTTTGACATACAGCGGGTTAAATTAGGCGTGGATTAAAGTGGATTTAATTAGATATGCTCTATTCGAGAAAAAGCGTCATGAAAATAATAAATCGTGTCAATATAAAAATAAACAAAAAAAAGACAGTTCCGACGCTGGAGCATCG